CTAGACAATCGTGAAACTCAAAATCTCTTTTGAACTCTATGAAAACTGGACTCTTTTCTATTCCTTCAAATGTAGTTAGGTGACCAATATCTTTTAGATAATTATGCCAACTGAACATTAAATCATAGCCTTTCCACCGTGCAGTTCTTCCTACCCATTTGTGATGCTTAGGGTCTTGCTGGTCTAATGGCTTTCGATATTTCTTATGCTCTGCAAAGTTTATTGCAGGCTGACGTAACTGTATCTCTCTTTCTCTCATGTCGAATAGATTTGGAGTATTGACCATATCTGCAAAATCACTCGTTGTGGAATGTGCAAATATTATATCCACTTTTTCTATTGAGTCTAAAAGAAGAGTTTGTGCGTTTCTTCTCAAGCTTGATTTGTTATGATCATGCTGAAAAGATACTTTCTTAACATTCAAATCAAATAATTTAGAGAAATTATTGATACACTTCTGACTGTGGTTTGTAGACGGCAAAGAACTGAATATAATTATGTCAGAAGATTTACATCCTTCATAAACTTGATCGAAATCGTCATTGTCAAATCGAACATGAACTAAGTTCTTAATATTATGAGATTTGTCTCTAGACCATTTTTTATCTTTAGATGCATAAACGGTTACGGTGTGACCATTATCTTCCAGCCAAGTTTCCCACTCAACTGCATTTTTGGTCACACCGCATCCTTCAATACCTCTACCTAATACTATAGAGATTTTCATAAATTTTAAATCTCTCCATCTTCTACCAGTTTCTTATGCCAATTTAAAATATCTTCAACTGTAACAACGGTTCCCAATTTAAATTTATGGTCTGTTGCAACATGATTTTGATATATACCAACAAGATCAAATTTTTCTAATACACGAGAACCTTCATGAAGTTCAACATATTCATATATCTTATCGATCATCTTTTTTGCTTCCTTTATCCACCAATATTTTTTGTGAGATATGGAACCACTTTTATATATAGCTACCCCAATCCTTGTTGTTGAAGAGAATAATTCTTTTGTTCTCTTCAACAAATGTTGAGTTAGTAATGATTCTGGATTATATGCCAATGCCGAAAAACTAATTATAGAATTATCGGTGTATCCTTGCGAAACTAACTGCTTAAGAACATCCTCAGTATTAGGGTTTGAAGTTTGACTTTTAACAGGGTCATTAGCAAAAATAATGTTATTGATAATTTTATAAATTGTAGCAGATGCATCGTTGCCTTTCAGATGAATACCATTCATACAACCATAGTAGTTCAAAAGCTTCTCTGATATAGCTACTATATTTTTATCAACATCTTTCATTAACTTTACAAACTCAGCTGACTCAGAAATCTTGCGTAGTGCATTTTCAATGTCTTCTTCTGTCGCAGGCCCATTTGCTTTTTCCAACAAATTTAAATAAACACCAATAGCAATGGCATTGGTGGGAGTCCAGTTTTGATTAGTCCAAAATTCTATACAGATATAATTTGGAAAATCCAACTTTTTTCCTACAGCATACCAAGTATTTCCATCTTGCATATACTCTAATACAGCCTCACCAGTTGATCTGTCTTTAACAACAAAAACACCTTTACACCGTATATCTTTACCCTCATTTGCGGCACTGCTTTTCATGGCATTGATTGCGGCATTTTGACTAAATCTTTGCTCTTGTAAATCTCCTTTAGTCTCTATTTCTTCAAGTTCCCATTCCTCCCGAAGACGGGTATCATCATAATCTAAACCTAAATGCTGTAATTGAAACCACTCTGGCTTCAAATTTGCATTCCAAAAAAACCTCTTGTTTATCTCCACATGATCTTGGGTATATGGAGCTATAGCAGGGATATGATACATATCCACAGTTTTTTCTACAGTCTCATTACGAAAAGTGTCTAAATCCAACACTGCTGCCATTCAATTAATCTCCTTTTGAGTTGATATACTTATAATACTACAGCGAGTATTAATTGTCAAGTTCCTTTTAAGAACATTTCTTAAAAAGATTGTTTGGAAAATATTTTTCATCTTCCCATCCTGTAAATCCTTTAGGCAATTCTGGATTTTCTACCAGTTCGCCATTTATATATAATTTTATACCAAGTTTATCATATTTGTCTTTCGTTAGCTTCTTTCCTTTCAACGTAATCAACATATCATTTTCACTTTCTAAAAAACTCTTCTAAATTTTCATTCAGCAGCCTGTAATACTTCATTAATTTTAGACATATCCATATCTATTTCTGTATTACCTTCAGGCCAAGGCTGACCACATGTAGGGCAGCTGTCATCTTCCAAATGAGATTCCATGTCCGGCATGGATGGTGCAAAATTCATTTCATAAATTTTCATTGCTTCTTCATTCATACCATTACCCATGACCCAATAATCCATCATATTCATCTCTGGATGGAAAATTGAAACATTCCTGAAATCACCAAAATATGGACCATTCTCATCAAAAAACTCTTTCTCAGATACACCAGAGTTTCCCGTCAAAAGCCTTCCGAATTTTTGTAGAGCTGCTTCGATAATATACCCAAATTTATTAAAATTCTTTGCTTTCTTGGGCCATACCCTATAGGAAAACATAAGTTTTGTTGTCGGTAAATCTACACCCATCTTTGCCATATCGATAACGATTAAAAATCGTGATGGGTGGGATGGGTCAGCAAGACAAGCAAAAACTGTTTTCTCGTCTACATTTTCGATCTTATCACCGTTCTTGTTATACGAAGCAATTTCATTAGAAGTCATCATGAAGGTCACTGGTGAGTTTTCATCCACATCATCTGCTTTAAAGTTAGACTCTTTTATGGATTTTTTTACTTCTTCAAGACACTCATTGCCATCTTTGTTTTGCTCTTTTCTTTTTGCTTCAATAAAGCATGTAAGTTTTTGTTTCGTCAGCCGTTCTCTTTCCATCAACACATCTAACATATCATTAAAATGATCTTGCGTTGATTTTCCAAACAGAACAGAATCATCCATAAAACGAACCCTTTCAAAATCAAACCACCCCAACCGATAAGCCAAATCTTGAACTACCTTTCCATCTTGTACAAAATTTGGATTTAGAACTGTAAATTTCATATTACCAAGTGCTGGAACATGACCAACATGTTGATTGTTTGTTGTAGCAGTGAGCCCAAAAATAAACGGTGTATATGGAGCAAATTCCTTGAGCCTCGCATACAAAGCACCCTTAAAATTACCACCTTGACCACCAATGGTATCACCAATATTCTCTGGACAATCTGTAGTCCAAGTATGTGCTTCATCAACGATAAACGCAGTTTTATCTTTTTCTAGTGAGTCATACAATTCCATTGCTTTATCACCGACCCATGCAGCCATGTTGGTCATGGTAACAACAACTTTTGAACCATCCTTTAGAGCCTCAATTGCATCTACCGGATGATTACAATATTCAACATTTTCAAGATTACTCACTGTCTTTTTAATTAGACGTTGCTTTTGCTTTATAATTGAACCCAATGGACTTGTAATTACAATACAATTAACATCTGTATTCTTTAGTAAAAAAGGTACATGATGCGTAATTGCAAGCCTTGTCTTACCAAACCGCATCGGTGCTACCATAATCTTAATAAGATTCGTGACTTTCTTTGGGTTGAGAATTCCTCCTCTCACAGCATCCTCAAAAGCTTTCTTGTACACAATTTCGATCTTTTCGCATTTATCAGCAAAAGATTTTTGCCAGGCCTTCTTCCTAACTTTAACTTTCTGCTCTCCAAGTAATTTCATTTATATTCTCAATTTCTGATTCTTATACTATAATAACATAGCAAAAAAGGTTTGTCAACCCAATTATCCAAAAAAATCTTCAAGATTTCCAACTTCTTTTTTCGCAAATCGCCCAATCAAGCGTTCTGATTTGCCCAGATTTCCTATCGTGGCAGCACTTAGGTCAGTATAGCACACGGTGGTAAATCTTTGACCAGCACCACTAATAGGTGTAACACAATGCAAACTTTTTGAATCAGCGATACATACACTGTTATCTGGAAGATCAATACCTACACCCCAACGTGGGAATGAAAGATAAGCCCCAGTGTATTCACCTTGTCGATGGCAACTCATAGTTGTATATTCCACATCTTTACCGTCACTATGAACGGCCATTGCTTTACTCTGCATTGCACTATACCGATTTGCACTAATCGTGGTCACCATACCATTCCTATGTTCTGATGCAATTGCTTCTTCTGCAAAACTTCTCTGTCTATTATAAATCTCAGGCGCAACACGATTAAACGCAACTTCTACGTCCCTACATAATGGTTCTAGTTTTTCCCATGTCTTGGGGTTTGATATATTAATCCTACCAGTAAATCGTCCTCGTTTTGCACCGATCATTACTGAGTTGATTTCATTAGCATATGCAATCATACCCCAACCACCAGACTTAGTACGAACATGATATGAGTTAGGAGTACGTAGTTTATAATGCTCATCTTCTATTAAACCTTTTTTCTTCATTTCTTCTGAATCAATAGGTCCAGAGCAATTTGCTCTCATGGTGGACACATCTTCAATAGAATATAACACATCTCTCATAGAATCGTCTGCAAAACAGTTCGTCGCAATGTATGCGATTGGAATACCTTCTTCATCAAAAGTAGAATCTGGTCTATATATAGCAGTGTCTTCTGTGATAGTAATAATCTGGTCTAAATCTTTTTCATCATAGAACTTACCGCTCCAACGTTCAAAAGTTTTCTTTTCGCCATAATCATTTTTTGCAATTATGTGTTTCATTCCATGGCTCCAATATATTTTTATAAATTGACTTTGCAACATATTTCATACACATAGGAGCAACCATCAATCCAATTCTAGCAAGTTTCTCGTTTAGTGTACCAGTTAGTTTATAGTCTTCTGGCAAAGTCATAATACGTTTTGCCTCTTTGGTTGTAAATACACGATCTTCTTCAGTGTGTAAGTGAACTGCCAGACTTGTCTGCAATCCCTGTTCACTTAAAGTATGGCTTGCTTGATTCCAAGGAATTCTACGGGATTGATAAAAAGAACTTTTTCTTTCAGGTAATTCTTTCCCCCATTTTGTTCTGTGCGCAATCACCATATCATACCACGGCCTAACTACATCATCACCCACAGACACAACTTTTTCAGGGTTCTTTGGTAGACGTTTTAACCACTTGTATTTAGCACTCGTTTTCATAGACTCACATAACACATGTGCTTCAACACTATTTTCATTGTCCAGCCTCAGATCACCTATTGCATTCTCCAATGTAGGTTCTTCATTCATTGCACCATCTGGAAATAAAGAAGAGATAAGAATCCACGGCATTTTAATATCATCCAAAACATCATTGCGTACTGATACAATAAATACTCGTTGGCGTTTTTGGGGCACACCAAAATGAATACCGTTTAGAACTTTAAAGGTGGTTGCATATCCAAGTGATTCAAAATCTGTTACCATGCGATCTAAATGTTGTTTTGCATATTCCATTGTTAGACCTTTGACATTCTCGCATATAATAACCTTTGGCATCATCTCATCAGCAATCCGAATCATCTCCCACGTCAAATCTTCGATGTTCTTCTGCTTCATACCGTAAGCCATCTTCTCTTTATTCCAACCCTTTTTCTTAGTACCAGACATACTAAAGGGTGGGCATGGTGGAGAACCATCCATAATATCTAATTCATACTTTTTTAGTCCGGTCATCTCCATAATCTTCTCACCCGTGACATTTTTAATATCACCACAAATATGTGGAGTTCCTGGCCAGTTTGCAAGATATGTATCAACTGCTACTTGCTGGAACTCATTCACAAATTTACAATCACCACCAGCAAGTTTATAACCACAAGAAGAACCACCACCGCCGGCAAAGAATGAAATGTAAGTGAACCTTTTACGAGCTGAACTTTTCTCCAAATCATCTAATGTGTAACGATAATATCTCACCCAAA